TAAAAAACCTATTCGGACGAAATGTGTTCTACGTGGGCACGCCGGAGGAAATGCCGCGAGTTGGCAAAATGACCGCAAGGCAGTTATATGCGACACAGGCAAATTTGCACGCGGTGGTTTCATTCCTTGCCGACAGCGTGGCACAGCTTCCGCTTAAGGTATACGTCCGCGATGACGAGAACAGCCGAAGGCGAGACCGTGACAGCGTGGCCGCAAAACTACTGTGGAGGCCGAACGCAGATCAGACCGCATACGAATTCATCAACGCGCTGACTGTTGAGCTGCTTCTCATGGGGTGTGCCGTGATGTGGCTTCTTCCGGATCCGGACAGCGAGAGCGGCTACCAGTTACGCATTATCCCGCGCGAATGGATTGTTGACACGGAAAGAGCGACAAATTACGCGCCCGATGTTTTGAAAGTACACACCGGAGCGGGACAGTTCATCGATATTCCACGGACAGAGTTTGTGCAGTTTCGGATGTATTCGCCCGGCAATCCCGGAGGTTACCAGTCACCGATTGCCGCCCTCCGTCAGACATTGCTTGAGCAGATTGAGGCCGACCGCTTCCGGACACAGATTTACAAGTCTTCCGGACGGTTCAACGCTTACATCACAAGGCCGAAAGACGTTCAGCCGTGGGATGACGAGACAAAGCGCAAGTGGTTAACGGCCTTCCGTGAAGGATGGGCACAAGAGGGTGGAAACTCCGGTAAAATGCCGTTGCTTGAAGACGGCATGGAGATAAAGCCGTATCAGTTCAACGCAAAGGAAGCACAGTATGCGGAGACCAAACAGCTGTCACGCGAGGATGTCGCGGCGGCGTTCCACGTCAACCCGTCACTGATATGGCACACGACTACACAGACCTATGCCAGCGCCAAGGATAACGCAAGAGCGCTTTATGCCGACTGCTTAGGTCCGACACTGCAAATGCTCCAACAGAGGATCAATTCCTTCCTTCTCCCGATGGTTGGAGCAGACCCGCACGCGTATGTCGAATTTGATTTGACGGAAAAGCTGAAGGGTTCCTTCGAGGAACGTGCAAGTATCCTGCAGGCATCCGTCGGCGGCCCCTGGCTCACGCGCAATGAGGCCAGGGCCGACAACAACCTTCCTCCGATTGAGGGCGGCGACGACCTGATTGTTCCGCTCAACGTCCTGACAGGCGGTCAGGCGTCTCCACAGGATACGCACATGGACGAGCAGGAACCGATGACGACGGAGCCCGCCGAACCTGTAAAGATGCGGAAGAAGTCGGAGGCGGAAAAAGTCAGAGTCAAGGCCCGCTCGACAAAGGAAGAAGATGAGCGCATGGCGGAAATCCTGCAAAAGTTCTGGAAGCGTCAGGCAAACAGTGTGCTTCCGAAACTCGGTGCAAAATCCGCGTCATGGTGGGATGAAGACAGGTGGAATGATGAGCTTGCGGAAGACATAGAACCACTGCTCAACAGTATCGCAGACGCACACGGCAAGGAAGTCGCGGACAGTATCGGGTTCGATTATGACGGAAGCCGCACAAGGAAGTATCTCGAAGCGCTCGCAAAGGCGAGGGCACAGGCAATCAATGCGGCGACTTACAGGAAATTACAGGATGCGCTCGAAGATGCTGAAGACGAGGAAAATACCCCGTCACACGTCTTCGATGTCCGCCAGAACAAGGATGCGCTGACTTTCGGGCGGTCTCTCGCACTGACAGCGGCAGGATGGGCGGCAACACACGAAGCGCCACAGCAGGCAGAGAGCCACGGGATTCATCGCACCGTTGAAAAGATGTGGGTGACAGGCGACAATCCGAGGCCTGAACACGCCATGATGAACGGCGAGACGGTTCCAATTGATCAGCCTTTTTCTAATGGCTGTGAGTGGCCCGGCGACGAGGGCGGGGATCCAGACACGACATGCGGATGCAACTGCTCAACCGAAGTAATTATCAGCTACTAAGGAGAAAAGCCATGGAACACAAATACAAAGAATTCGCGCTCCGGAAATCTGCGGAAGACGCCGGAACAATCAGCGGATATTTCAGCACATACGACAGGATCCCGGACAGCTACGGCGATGTGATCGCAAAGGGTGCTTTTGCGGAAACAATCGCAAAGCGCAAGGAATCCGGCCACCCGTTCCCGCTTTGCTGGAATCACGACCTGAATCAGATCATCGGCTCCGTGGATCCTGACAGCATCGAGGACACCGACAAAGGACCGCTTATGACAGCGACCTTTTTCGATACGCCGCTTGCGCAGGAGAAGCGCGAGATTGTCAAAAGCGGTGTAGTCTATCAGTTCAGCTTTGCCTATGACGTTCTTGAGGCCGGCCCCGTCGAGCTTGAAGACGGAATCAAAGCAAACGAGCTGCGCAAGCTCGACCTGTTCGAGGTCAGCATTGTCCCGATTCCGGCAAACCAGAACGCAATCATGACGGATATAAAGTCTACGGTTGCAACCGCCACGGTTAAGATCGTGCCGGAAATCGACGAGGAGGCGTTTAAAAAGGCGTTTGAAAAGGCCGGACGCCGCAACAGCAAGTCCGATGAGGATAAAATCAAACAGGCTATTGCGCTCTTACAGAGCGTTTTAGATACAGAGGAACCCGACGACGGAGAGGACGACGTGAAGGCCAATGCGGCGGCAAAGGAGCCCGATCGAAGCAATCCGGAGAAGGAAAACCTTCTGCAGTACATCAAATCTATGGAGGGATAAACCATGACTCTCAGAGAAGAGCTCCAGTCCAAAAAGGACGCCCTCTTTGCGCTGAAAGAGCGCATCGAGGCAGACGACGCCGAAGCTATCACCGAGGGTGAGCAGCTGAAGGCGGATATCGAAGCAAAGACCGCCGAGCTCCAGCAGGCCGAAAAGAAAGCGGCTCTGCTCAGAGTGATCGGCACAGCAGATAAGGAGGACACAACCATGTCTGAAGCAAAGGCCCGCAACCTGGGTGAGAATTTTGTCAATTTTGTCAAGGATTCCGATCACGGCAAGAAGTTTGATCTGTCCGCTCCCGCTTTTGTCAAGGCGGCGACCGACACGCAGACCTCCCCTGCCGCGGCGGTGGACTTCGCAACCACATTTGATCGCAATGTCGTAACCGCTCCCCGCACACCTCTTGTGATCCGCGACCTGTTCGGTGCTGAGACCATTTCCGGCTCCACGCTGGTTTATCTGGTCGAAGGCGCAATCCAGGGCGCTCCCGCAGTGACTGCGGAAGGTGCAGAGAAACCTCAGATCCATTTTGCAGACCCCACTCCCAAGACTGTCAGCCTGGCAAAGATCGCCTGCCACATCAAGGAATCTGACGAGTATATCGACGATTATCCTTTCCTGGCCTCCGCGATCAACGGCCGCCTGCTTTACGAGCTGGGACTCGTCGAGCAGAACAAACTCGTGACCGACCTGCTCGGCACATCCGGCATCCAGACCGGAAGCTATGCCGCAAACGCAACAGCCGCTGACATCGCCGACGCAATCCTGCAGGCCGCTATGGACGTCCAGAACGGCTCCGGCTTCGACGCAGATGCAATCGTGATCAATCCCGCCGACTGGTACACTCTCCGCGTCGCAAAGGACGGCGAGCTGAGATACTACGGCGGCGGCTTCTTCGGCGCGCAGAACGTTCCGAACCTCTGGGGCATTCCCGTGTGCGTCTCCACCGCTGTTGCGGCCGGCACGATCATCGTCGGTGCGTTCAAGACCTGCGGTTCTGTTGTCCAGAAGGGCGGCATCTCCGTCGAGGCGGCCAACACCAACGAGGACGATTTCGTGAAGAATCTGATGACCATCAGGGCGGAAGAGCGTCTCGCCCTGGCTGTCCGCAGGCCTGCAGGCTTCAAGAAGCTGACCAAGGCGGCGGGCTGATTTTGGAATCGTGATCTGTGAGGGGAGGGCTTAACGGCTCTCCCTGTTTTTGAAGGGCGGTGAAGCCGACATGATGAAGGAATACATTGTTAACGGCAGACAGTATCAGTTCGAAGAAGGCGAACAGCCAGATGGAGCCGTTGAGGTAAAGAAGGTGGAGCCGCAGGACAAGGCGGTAAAGTCGCAGAACAAGAAGCGGAAGGTACAGACAAAATGAGCGTGCTGACAAATTGGGGGTATTCCATCACGGAAGCGGACACCATACCAAACATGATGGATTATGACGAATACGCCACCTTTACGGGACGGGAAGACAATCCTGACCGCGTAGAAGCGGAATTATCCGCGGCGTGCGCCTCTATCCGGAATTATGTCGGCTGGCATCTGTATCCTTCCGAGTCGTGCAGGCTGGAAATGCTTGCGAGTGACCGCAGGGTGATTTACAGCGGGCCGGACATGCTTGTACAGCTCCCGGCCCGTTATGTGCAGGAAGTGACAGCTGTGACGGTTGACGGAACGGCATGCGGGCATTACTACGCAGATACAAACGGAGTGCTTCACGTCTTCGACACAAAGCCGTACAAGCGTTATGCCGTGATTGCTATCGACTATATCGCAGGCCTGACCGACGAGTTAATGGCTCCAATTAAGGAACTGATCGCGCACCGCGTCACGCATGCCATGGCTGTTCCTGCCGGAGTCACGTCCGAATCTTCCGGCGGCGTGTCCGTCACGTATAACGCGAACTGGATCAATAACAGCCGCGCGACCGCACTCGCAGGCGACAACAAGGAGCTGCTTATTCCGTACAAGGTGCAGGGGGTGTTTTGATGGCATTGTTATCGTTTTGGACACAATCTATCACGCGCCTGCGGCCAGGTACGAAGACGGAAAGAGGCTCGGTTGTATATGACTGGAGCGATCCGGATGCACTCGTAATTGACGGATGCAGTGTACAGCCAGCATCCACGGCATTAACGCAGGACGGGCGCGTGCAGGGTATCTCTGACGGCCTGACTGTGTACGCTCCGGCTGATGCGGACGTGAAGGCTGGCGACCGGATAGAATACGGCGGAAACGTCTACACAATTAACGGCGACCCGCTTATCTGGCCTGCTCCGGCGCGCCTGCAGCATGTGCAGTTAAACCTTGTGAGGTGGCGCGGATGAGTGGAAAACTTACGATCAAATTCAATCCGCAGGGCTTTTCCGAATGTCTGCAGGGAACAGCCGATTCTGTTCAGGCAGTCGCGGAAGAAATCGCGGCGAGGGCGTCGGCGTACTGTGAAAAAGGCAGTGGTTTCCATGTGGAGATGACGAACGAAGCAAGATATCAGGACAGCGCTTACGGCGTCACTCGACCAGTTGCCAATGTCGTTCCAGACGACGATGAGAGCGCAGCAGAGGAAGCGGAAGATAAGATTCTTGGTAAAGCATTATGATCATCAATAAATCGATAGATATCGAAGAAGAGATTAGAAGCGCTCTTTCAGAATATCAAACTGCATATTGCCGACCGCTCCCCGCTGAGTACACGCTCCCGCATATCCTCATCACGCAGGTCGGAGGCCAGACCGTGCAAACAATCGACACGTTCTATGTGGTGCTCGATTCCCGCGCAGAAACAGAGGCGGCGGCGCTCGATTACCTGAACACGGCAATCGGCATTTTGAAGCAGGTGGCAAAAGAGCAGACAACTGCGATTCGCCACGTAACAGTTAATTCGTCCGGTTCATGGGGGAATGATCCCGTCAGGCCGGATTTGGCAATGTGCTCGGCTCGGCTTGATGTCGTGGCACATCAAACGATTAAGGAGATTTAATAATGAGTGATGTAAAACTTGGTATTGGCCGCGCTACGGGCATGTTTTATCACGCACCTGCAGGGACGGCACTTCCGACAGATCCGACCGCGACACTCGCAACCGCATGGAAGCATGTTGGTGATGTTTCCGACGCAGGTATCACGCTTGCGCTGGAGAAATCCACAGAGAATATCAAAAACTGGGCAAACGTCGTTAAGCGCGTTGTGCTGACTGATCATTCCGAGACAGTCCAGGCTCCGATCATGGATACCACAGAGGAGGCGCTCAAGGTTGTTGTCGGTGAAGACAATGTTGTTACAGCCAACGATGTTACAACGGTATCCCTGTCTGACGGCGCCCTTCCTCCCGCGGAGGCTTTTCTGTGGGTCATGAAGGACGGCGACGACATCATCATGATCGGATGCACACACGGGCAGGTGACGGCGGTCGATAATGTCACCTTCGCGCCTGGATCCGCAATCAATTGGAACGTCACTGTCACGGCAACGGGCGATGACGGCTTCAGGCTCATCATGGGCAGTGAATGACATAATTCGGAGGATATATGAAAGAGCTTACTCTCAGAGAAAAAGAGGATGATTTTCTGAAGCTGAACATCGGCGAAGAAAGTTACCTGATCCCGCTCGCATCATCTATGACGCTTGACGAAATCAGGGCCATGGATGACAAGGAAAAGGCTTTTGAGTTTATTCAGAAGCACACGGGCGGAAAGATTAAAATTGGACAGTACATGGACGTCATCACCGCATGGCAGGAGGCGTCTAATGAAGCACTGAAACAGACAGGGCACACCGTGGGGGAATCCTAAGCCTTGCGAGGTTCATCGACGAACATCGTGAGGCTGTAGAATACGACCTGCTTACGAACACCGGGTTTCAGTTGTGCGAAATAGGGGGCGGTCTCAAGTGGCCCGCCCTCTTTTCTTTTATCCGGAATATCCCGAACGGTTCCGCACTCATGGAAGACATCGAGCCGGAGTTAAAGGGATGGGGAACGACCGCAAAGACAAACGTTATCCTTGCGGATATTTACGACATGCTCGCCATGATAAACGCGAACATGGTTGCTATTGCGTCCAGAAAGAGGACGGCGCACCCGAAGCTCTACCCGCGCCCATGGATAAAAGACGAAGGCAGGCAGGAACAGCATTTCGGACGAGATCCTCTGCCGCCGGATGAATTGCGGGAATGGTTCGAACAAAAGAGGAAAGAGAAACATGCCAGTAGTAGCAAGCGCGACTCTTGAAGTCACTCCGGTAATGGCCGGAGCACAGCAATCTATAACTGAACAGCTCACAGGCGCGGCGCTTCCGGCAGCCGAAAAGACAGGCCAGGAATCCGGCTCGAAGTTTTCTTCGTCATTGGTAAAGGGTATCGGTGCAGGCTCTGTTGCTGTTGCCGGAGCGGTTGCAGGTGTCAGCGGAGCGCTGATTAAGACCGCCGGAGATACTGCGGCATACGGCGACCAGATTGACAAGGCCAGTCAGAAGCTGGGCGTCAGCTCGACATTCTATCAGGAATGGCAGGCCGTCTTGCAACACAGCGGCACGGACATGGATAAGATGTCGGCGACATTTAAAAAACTTGCCACGGCATCGCAGGACGCATCCGCTGATCAGCAGGCGGCTTTTGAAAAGCTCGGCCTATCCATGGACGATGTGAGCAAGATGTCGCCGGAAGAATTATTCACGCACGTTATCTCCGGTCTGCAGGGCATGGAGGAAGGGACGGAACGCACTTCGCTTGCAACGACCCTGCTCGG